CTGCAGCAACTCCCGGATTATTATAAACATTTATTATATATCGCCTGCTCAGCTAGCTTCGGATTGAAGGCCGGAAAAGGTGCGATGGGATTAATCAAGAAAAAATAATGGCAAAGAAATTAAATATAAAAAAAGCAATTAAGAAACCAGGGGCATTACGAAAAGCACTTGGTGTTAAAAAGGGAAAAAAAATTTCAAAGAAACAATTAAATAAAGCTGCTAAAGCAGGAGGAAAATTAGGGCAACGAGCACGATTTGCAAAAACACTAGCAAAATTACGTAAGAAAAAATAATGCCTTTTAAATCAGAAAAACAAAAAAAATATTTATTTGCTAATGAACCTAAAATAGCTAAGAGATGGGCTAAAGATTATAAGGATGGGGGTCTAGCAGTTCCACAAATTAAAGCAAATGCCGCTGGAATGAAACCAGAGATTGCGTCTAAACCCAAAGGTGATCCTACAGGATTAGGATTGAAAGGTCAAGCACTGACAGGTGGAGCAATGAAAAGTAAACGTAATGTAGGAACAGGTCCCCTTGTAAAGAAGAAAAAAGGTGGATTTATTATTGTAAAACCACGAGGATTTGGGAGAATGCTAAAAGAAAAAAGACCCAGAACAAAAATATACGGTGGGTGAGGAAGAGTTTAAAAATGTTTTTGCAACGTATAGTAAGCGTTATGGGTGGAGTTTAACAAGGAAGGAAACAATGAAAGATAATTACGATTTATGTTTAGAAACAATTCTTCATCATGAAGGTGGATATGTAAATCATCCTGATGATCCAGGAGGAGAAACTAATCTTGGTGTAACTAAAAGAGTTTACGAAGAATGGGGCGGAAAAAAGGAAATGAAAGATTTAACTTTTGAAGATGTGGCTCCAATATATAAAAAAAATTATTGGGATAAAATGAAATGTGATGATTTACCTTCAGGTTTAGATTTATGTGTGTTTGATTTTGGTGTTAATGCCGGACCGGGAAGAGCAGCAAAGTATCTTCAGACTTTAGTAGCTACTAAAGCAGATGGTGGTATTGGACCTAATACATTAGCAAAAGTTAATGAGTATATTGATAAATTTAATGTTAAACATGCTATTGATCATTATCAAAATGGAAGACAAAAATATTATGAAGAATTATCTACCTTTAAAACATTTGGTAAAGGTTGGACACGAAGAGTAAACGAAACTACTAAATTAGCTTTAGAGCTTGAGGCTAATTAATGGATATAATAAAAATTGTAGATTATCTCAAAAAAACAATAAACACTAGACAAGATCAACTACTTCAAGTTATAACAGGCGATGTAAAAACCTTAGAGGAATATAAATTTCTTTTAGGGAAGATACATGCAAACAGAGAAACTATACAGGAACTCACGGACCTGCTAAAAAAACAGGAGCAATATGAAGACGAAATCGAAGATTATAACCAGAGAAAATAATATCATAGATATTAACGAAAAACCCTACAAAACAAAAAAAGAAATAGGAAAAGTTCCGGAGCCCACGGGGTTTAGAATTATTTTATTTCCTTTATTATTAGAGAAAAAAACTAAAGCTGGTTTACACCTTACAGATGAAACTGTGGCAGAAGCACAAATTGCTACAAATGTTTGTCGTGTTTTAAAAGTAGGCCCTGATGCTTATAAAGATAAAGAAAGATTTCCCAATGGTCCTTGGTGCAAGAGTACTGATTGGGTTCTTATTACCAAATATGCAGGATCTAGAATCCGTATTGATGGTGGTGAGCTTCGAATAGTGAATGATGATGAAATACTGGCAGTCATTGATCATCCCAAAGATATACTGCCAGCAAGTTTATTTTAGGAGAGAGATATGGCAGAAGAAAAATTAGTTCCTTTAGATGTAACAGGTAACGCTGTTGAAGTAACTTTAAAGGATGAAGATTCGAAAGAAGAAGTTGTTGTAGAAGAAAGTAATATAAAAGAAATTGTAGAAGAAGCTCCTCAAGAAGTTGAAGCGAAGGAGGAAAAAGTTGAAGAAGTTACAGAGAAAAAAGTTGAAACTTCGGAAGATTCTGATCCTTACAAAACTGATGACTTAGGAGACTACAGTAAAAATGTTAAAAAACGAATTAACAATCTTGTTGGTCGTATGCGAGAAATGGAACGACTTTACAAAGATGTTCAAGACGAAAATGAAGAATTAAAAGAAAGATATACTAATGTTGGAAAAGGTTATGTATCTGAGTATGAAGGTAGAGTAACAAATGCTGCAGAAGCAGCTAAGGCTAAACTTAAAAAAGCAATAGAAGATAACGATACAGAAGGCCAGGTTTCTGCACAAGAACAGTTAGCTCAGGCTAAAGCAGATGCCACAAGATTATCTTCTATGAAACAAGCTCAAAAAAATGATGAAGCAAATTATGCCTCTCAACCTGTTCAACAACAAGCACCCCAACAAGATTATGCTGAACAACCAGCTTATGATCCTCGTGCAGAGGAATGGGCAGCAAGAAATGATTGGTTTGGTGCTGATCGAATGATGACAGGAGCAGCTATGGAGTTACATAATCAACTTGTTAATGAAGAAGGATTTGACCCAACATCAAATGAGTACTATAAAGAAGTAGATTCTCGTATGAGAAAAGAGTTTCCTCATAAATTTAGTCATGCTAATACTATTGAGGAGAAGAAAACCGAAACGAAACAGCCCGTTCAGACTGTAGCGTCGGCCGTACGAAAAACAAAATCTGGACGCCGAGTAGTGAAGCTCACACCTTCACAAATAGCAATAGCGAAAAGACTCAATGTGCCATTGGAAGAATACGCAAAACACGTGAAGGAGGCGTAATATGACTGAAAAACTAAAGAAATCCACACGCAAAATTGAAACCCGTGAAAAGAAAGCTCGTAAGAGAGGATGGGTTCCTCCTTCTAGCTTAGAAGCACCAGAACCACCCGAAGGTTTTCACCATCGGTGGGTTAGGTCTGAATTTCGTGGCGAACAAGATGAAAAAAACATTATGGCTCGTTTACGATCTGGATATGAATTTGTAAGAAAAGATGAGTATCCTGACAGAATGGATCTTCCGTCTATTAATGATGGAAAATACAAAGGTGTTATCGGAGTAGGAGGATTATTATTGATGCGCTGTCCTATAGAAGTTAAGGAAGATAGGGATGCTTATTTTCAAGAACTTACTAAAGGAAAACAAGATTCCATTGATAATGATCTCATGAAGGACGAGCACCCTTCTATGCCAATCTCGAAAGAGAAACGCAGTAGGGTTGAATTTGGTGGAAACAAAAAGTCTTAAATAAGTAAGGCCCATGTCTTCTACCAGAGTCTAAAGGAGACATATTATGGCAAATATAGATGCTGCTTTCGGATTACGACCTTTCGTAAGAGAAGGCTCTTCATATAATACCCAAGGTATGAATGCTTATGCTATTCAAACTGCTAGTATAACTGGCGTTGCTAACGCAATTTACACAGGACAAGGGGTAATACCTCTAGCTACTGGAGTAATCAGTTATGCAGGTGCAGCAGCAGGTGGCACAGTACCATATCTCGGTGTTTTTATGGGCTGTAAATATACAGCACTAGACGGCACGCCAACATGGTCAGCTTATTATCCAGGCACGGCTTCTTGTAAAGCAAATACAGAAGTTACTGGTTATGTAATAGATGATCCAAATCAACTATTCTTAGTGAATTGTGATGCGGCGGCAGCCGACGGACTAGTTTTTGCTAATGCAAACTGGGCTACAAGTATAACTGGAAGTACAACTACTGGTTATGGTTATGGCGAGTTAGCAGTAAGTACAGCAAACACTACAGCCTCCCTTAACTTGAGAATTCTCGGTTTCGAAGATTCTCCTAGCAATGATGACGCAACCGTTGCTGGTCGATTAGCGATAGTTAAACTTAACGTACATTTCTTTAACACAGCGACAGGAATAAACTAATAGGAGACTAGAATGGCTATAAGTAGAGCACAACTAGCTAAAGAGCTAGAACCTGGTTTAAACGCCCTGTTTGGACTAGAGTACGCACGTTATGAAAACGAGGCCGCAGAAATCTTCGACAATGAATCTAGTGATAGAGCATTCGAAGAAGAGGTTATGTTGGTTGGCTTTGGCGAAGCTTCTGTAAAAGCGGAAGGTGCAGCAGTTGGTTTTGATACCGCTTCTGAATCTTTTACTGCTAGATACGTGCATGAAACAATTGCACTAGCATTCGCTTTAACTGAAGAAGCAGTCGAAGATAATTTATATGATACTTTATCTGCTCGTTATACAAAATCATTGGCTCGTTCAATGGCGTATACAAAACAAGTTAAAGGTGCTGATATATTAAATACAGCATTTGCAACAACTGGTGGAGATGGTGTTACTTTATGTAATACTGCACACCCAACAGCATTAGGCGGAACTTTCTCAAACAGAAGTTCAACTGATGCTGATATTAACGAAACCTCATTAGAGCAAGCAATGATTGATATTGCAGGCTTTATCGACGAAAGAGGACTAAAAATTGCAATGCAGGGAAGAAAATTAATTATCCCAGTAAACATTCAATTCGTAGTTGATAGAGTCTTGAACTCAACTCTAAGAGTCGGTACTGCTGACAATGATATCAATGCTCTGAAAAATATGGGCATGTTACCAGGTGGTTACACAGTTAACCACTATCTATCAGATACTGATGCATGGTTCGTAAAAACAGATTGTCCTAATGGATTCAAACACTTCACAAGAGCTGCCCTTGCTACTGGCATGGAAGGCGATTTTGACACAGGAAATATGAGATACAAAGCTAGAGAGAGATACAGCTTTGGTTACTCTGATCCTAGAGCGGTTTACGGATCTCAAGGTTCATAAAAATTACTGGATCCTCCCAGATAGAAAAAGGCGGTTGCAAGACCGCCTTTTTTGTTTTACAATATAATTCCTAGATTAATTAAGTTGTGTAGACTGACTAGGCAGACGGTATAGAGACTACATGACGAGGGCTATACACCATAGGAGGTTAACATGGCACAAACAACTTTTCAGGGACCGGTTAAATCAATTAACGGTTTCATAGGAGCAGGTGTTGGAAACGTAGTAAGCTTAACGGCTGATACAACTCTAACAGTTGCAGACCACGCAGGTCGAATTTTAACTTGTAATGATGCAGACGGCAAATTTACTTTACCAACGATTGACGCTACGGCTGATCCTAATGGCTCAGGACCAGGCAACGATCCAAACAATACAAATAACTTAGGAGCTACTTTTACGTTTATCGTAGAAACAGCAGCTACTGATATGGATGTATTAACAGATGGTACTGACAAATTTGTTGGCGGCGCTTACATTGGTATTGATGATTCAGCAGCAGGTAAAACTTTTATCTCTGCGGCAGCAAATGATGTTATAACCTTAGACGGATCAACACAAGGCGGTTTAGCAGGTAGCATAATTAAATGCACTGCAATGGCTGATAATAAATATCACGTGGAAGCACAGTTATTAGGTTCAGGAACTTTAGCAACACCTTTCGCTAACTCGTAATAGGAGGTAGTAAATGTTTGCTTTAAAAACTAAACAATTAACTGCTAGTGGACAGGTAACAACAAAAGTATCGGCAGGCACTAATACTCTTAGTGCTCCAGCACGAGTACTAGGATTAACTGTTCAATGTGGTGGAACTGAAGGCAGAGTTGATTTGATAGATAATGGTTCAGGTGGAACTGTTAAATTTACTCAAGTTACTCCTGCTATTGGTTCTGGAGAAGATGAGATTCTTCAAATTGATTTTCCTGAAATGGGATTAAAATTTGATACTGATCTTTATGTTTTCTTTAACCAGGCTACTAAAGTAAATGTAATTTATGGCTAAGGATAAACAACTATTTAAAAACAATAAAATTTTCGCCCTAAATTTAATAGGGCGAAAATGACATGAGATTACTATTTGTTATATTATGTTTTATTTTAGTTGTAGCTGCAATTACTAGCGCTAATGGAGCAGATACAAATACAGTAAGTTCTACCGTTGTGACGGATAAATCCGTGCCGACGGCAAACTCACCAAGTGTTGTTGTTAACAATTCTGACGTGTGTAAAACAGCGGCAGCGGGTGCCGTTCAAACCCAGATTCTCGGAATTAGTAGCGGAATTACTATCACGGACGAAAACTGTGAAAGAATAAAATTATCACGTTCACTTTACTCAATGGGAATGAAAGTCGCAGCGGTATCAACACTTTGTGCAGATCCTCGTGTGTGGGATGCCATGCATATGGCAGGGACATATTGTCCTTACATGGGCGCCATAGGAGATGAAGCACGTCAAAAATGGGAAGAGAATCCTGACATGGTTCCTAAAGGATCATTAGTATATAATAAAATAGAAATTGAACAGAAAGAAAAACAAACAACTGGACTAACGGATGGGCAAAAACTTCTTAAATTTATTGTATTGGGTATGGCTATGCATTCTGGTATCGTGGCATTCGCCCCTTAGAGCAGAATGTCCTGTTACTGCAACAGGA